TTACTTAGTTTGCATGGCGGGTTCATCAAATCCGGGGATATTGTTGGCCGCGTCGATTGCACGCTGGCGCAGCTGCACAGCAGCAGGATCAAGCTGGCACTTAGTATGATTCGGGTCGTTGACATATTTCACCACATCACGATAAACAGTACGATAAATCACTTTGGCTTCAGCTCTCGCTGTCGCCGCCTTCTGTTCGCCAGTCGCTACCGCCTTTTCCTGCTTCTTTTCCCGCGTCTTCGCCTGGCTATTTACGTGCTCTGAATGCGCGTACCAGCCTTTCAAATACCCCGCATAGAAAATGCCGGCGATCATCGCCAGCGATACCCCCGCAATAAGCAATTTCGCTTTGCCATTCATTCGTAAAGCCCCCAGCACGTCAGCGCACTTTCCTGATCGCGGCGGTCAACCTGCCCGTAACAGCCGTCGACCTGCCCTTTCGTTAACCGGCAATCCCTGCTCCCGTCGAATATCCAGCGCCGGATCTCAGCACATGCTCCTTTGCGGTCGCCGGCATTCAGCTTGCGATAAAACGTCGAGGGGAAACATTTACCCGGCCCGATGTTATACGGACAAAAGCTGGCAATACCAACCTTCTGCGGCTCAGTTAGCGGAACGTGAACATTCTTTTGTACCCACGCCAGCGCCTTGTCGCGTTCGATTGCGTTGTAATGGTCGCACTGACGCTGCGTTAACTTCATCCCTTTCACCACCGGTCGACCACCAATACGCGTTACCCCCCGGCAAATTGACCAGACACCGCCGGGATCGATAACCGCCGTCAGGGTATTCCCTTCCCGTTCGTCAATAAACTGGTCGAATAACACCGGCGCTGACGCGCCAGCGGCCAGAAGCGCCAGCATGGCGGCGCTGAACTTAGCTTTGTTGCTCATATTCTCGCGCCTTCCGCCGGTCATCTTTGATTTTGAAATACAGGTTGGTGAGGTAGGTAAGCAAGCCGAAAACAATACTGGCCAGAACGCCGATTGCGGCCCACTGGCTTGGACTTACCTTATCGAGAAGTTGCAGCAGCCAGTAGCCGCCGCTTAAAGTGGATGTTATATACGACGTACCCGCCGCTACATCCGGCAAATTCTTCATTCGCATGCCTTACCCCCACGGGGATCACTGTGTAGTGATGTGAGGGTAAAGCGTTGGTCAGGTCGGAATCCTGACCATAATTACGGATGGTTAATATTCCTGTGCTTGCCAGTTATCTGAAAGCTGATCTGAACCGGCTGGGCGCCAGGCTTCAGATGTTCCATCACTCTGAACCAGCTTAAAACCACCTTCAGCTTTGTTTGATGCGGTAACATAACTTCCTTCAGGCAAACGCGACGAGTATATTTTTCCACCGAGGTCTATGATTTTCTTCGCATCGAACCAATTCATTTTAATACCCCTTAATATGTTCTGGTTACCGCCGTGGTACCAATGCCTGCTGTTTTAACTACATCTCCGCGTTTCTCATCGAGCGGCGTTAACAGCTCAAATTCTTGTCTCACGTCGAACCAGGTATTTGCATATAGTACGTTATCTGTTAATGCATTAGGCCACACGCGATCAAACCGGTCATAACCTTTTACTACCCCTTTAGGGTATAAGGTTGCAGATTTAATAACCTTAGTTACCCAAGCCTTGTTAAAAAATACAAAGTTCTTCACGCTGTAGCGTAACCCTATTCCAGGATTGGCCCCGGCATTTACAAGGCATATGTCGCCTGTTATCCCCGTACTTAACGTTCCGCCCCCGGATATTTGCGCCGTGGAGCTATTGTTATAACCAACATGCAAAGCCCAGATAGCGTAGGACTCCCCCGGAAAATTAACCGCTGTAGTAAAGGTATTATCCCTTATCGAAGCCCTTGCGGCAGGTAAAGCATCCGGGACAGGGTTCCCCCCTGCGTGAAAGCCACCTACCGCAAGCATTGCATACACGCCATAGTCATTAAAATTATAATAAGGAACTACCGTGTAGGTAAAATTATTCCCGGCAATATCCAGATAACCGTTATTATTAGCAACGAGCCATACCAGCACGTTTGTTAATACGTTATTCCTGAAAACTAAGTTATCTGCCGCCCCCATCTGTACAATGGCGGAAACAATACCTTCCCCACGAAAACGATTATTCTCTACGACTATATTTTTCGCTTTCCCATTTTGGGCCGAGTTATAGAATCGTGCTATACGAGAGTTTTGATTATCTACAATGACTTCGCAGTTTGTTATAGATATCTGGTTATTATAGAAGAATGTAGCGATACCACCGTTAGCCCAGTTTTTTGCATAGCAGGAATCAATGCGGCTATTTGTACATCCCTCAAAATCAAAACCCACGTCGCAATGTGTCGGGTCAATCGACTGAGCACGGCAACCGGTGATAAGAATGTTATCACCCATAGAGCCCCATACTCCGGCCCAAACGGTATGGCAGTTAACTTCGCGGAAAGTCAGATTTTTACATTTTCGCTCGTTTCCTTCCTCGCCATTCGCTTCGAAGTTTGCATCACCCCCCCAGAACATTCCACCGTAAAAGTAACCTTCAACCGCAACGTTTTCTGCACCGCCGCCATCGGTATAACGGAACTGAATAAACGAACCGGTCGTAAGTCGATTCTGGGCGTATCCGTCAATGTAACGCGCTTTAATTTTCTTAGCGCGAGATACGTTTGTGCTTCCATCATATGCGTTATTGCCATCTGCAACGTCAAGTAAACGCGGGCCAAAGCACCGGGCGTGTTCAATAGTGATGGATTCACACCCACTCTGTACAGCAAGAACAACCATTGTGTCATCGTCATAACGATATGTTCCCCCAGAAATGAGAATATTACTTACTCCCTGAGCCATAAATCCCCAGGCCTGCTGGCCGCTGCCGCTAGTACCTGAGTTATTAACCCATTTTATTTCTGTACCAGCATCCAGATAAATTCTGGCCCCGGATGGCAGGTTTATTTTATTACACTCAAATACATATTTCTCACCTGTCAGCCGTACTTCCCGGCCAGTTTCCAGACAGGCGATCATTGCATCAGTATCGTAATCCACACCGTTAGCAGGTGCATATTTCATCTGCGGCGTGATGTATTTTATTGCCTGCTGAGTATTCCCTCCCTGCTCAAGCGAAACCAATGAGCCGCCAAAGTTCTCCTGATGAGAAGCTAAATTAGATCGTAATGTGGCGTCAGTAACGTCTATCCATTTACCTTTTCCTGTACCACCAGATGTATGTGGAGTGCTATTCACAGGCACAGATTTAGACATTGCGCCATCCCAGCGCCAGTACTCCTGATATTGTTCCCAGAATACGACCTCAAAACGGTGGCTGACGGACGCCCCTCTTTCAAAGGATCCGATGACGGGGACATAACCCCATAACCCCGTCCCGGCTGGGTCCTGTAATAACGGTTGGCCATCACCATCAAAACCAAGCCCCTGCCACGCTCGAGTTGGTGCATATGGCAGGGAATGTACGGTTTGTTCTGGAACCCGCAGTGTTTTCGCTAAATTGCTATTCCCTTTATCAATTACGTATTTTTTAGTCGCTGCATCCTGGTTATCTACGGGGTCTGCCAGATTAGAGATACGGTATCCCTGCGCGTTGTATGGGCCACCGAAGAGAGGGCGAGTTAACACCAATCCTAGATCGATAAAAGCTCTCTGGATAGCCATCCAGATACGGTCAAAATCCTTGTTAACGGTATCCGCCAGCAGATCGCCGTTGTCCTGGTAATCAGTGAGTCGGTACGTTGGCACCACACGTTCAAGCATGACGACGGCACCGTTTGCCGGTGGCGTCAGAAAGGTAATATCGCCGCCGTCCTTATTGCCGACACCTGCAACGGTGTACCCACTGGTAACAACGTCTCCGTTTATGCTCACCTGCAGGTCGCTGGCGCTGATGATATAAAACTCATACGTGAAAACAGTCGTAAGACCATTCGCAGTATAAATGTTATAGGGGGTCTGGTTAGGTACCGACATAAGGGAAGCTCCGGCGGCTAGTAATCTACAGCGACAGAAATGTCGCCATCGTATGGCTGCCAATGCTCCCTCGCCTGCGCGGTCGGAATCCCGACTAATTTCCCGATGCGTACAGGCGTAGAGCTGATCGCACCGGATCCCGAATCGATAAAGTCGTCTGGCTGGTTAGTTAATGCCGGGTTGAAATCCCGCATCTGGTCGTACATGGGGCCATCGAGAACGTCGGTATGCGCCCACAGGAACCGGGACGACAGCGGCGCTTCGAATGCATCGAGTATGCGTTTTTGTTTGTTGGTGACGCTGAATTCTTCACGCACGCCGCAGCCGGTACCCTTCAGCGCCTGAATAAGCAACTTCCCGGCAAAACTACCGGGGCCGTTTACCTCTACGCAGACCAAAGGGATCTGATACTTCAGCACCAGCTCTTTAATCTGCATCACCTGACCGCCGGTGATTTTGTCGTTGTCGTCAAACTCTGCCAGCTCGCCAGTTAAGCCCTGGCAAACATGCCAGTAAAGATGCCCGCGGGCGTCGGTGAAAATAAGGGAAAATGCCGAAGCATCAGCCTTAACTTTGCCGGTGGCCACATCCCACCAGGCGACAGCGCCGACGATTTGCGTCTGGCCCAGCCACATTGAGCAGGAACGGTTCGCATAGCGAATTTCAGGCTGGACGTTGTACTCGCGGATACGGTCGGGATCGAGGCGAACCTCACCAACCGGTTTACTATGCAGCTGGTACTGGCTATCCCATTCGTTGACGGTGCGGCACTCTTTACGGCGCAGCAGTAATTCATTATGATCGAAACGACTTGGCCACGCGCAGCCGGCATAAAAATCCACGACCGTTTCAGGCGGCGCAGCAAACTCTACACCGTCTTCCGTCAATCGATAATCAGTACCCTCGATCAATAACCGGGCGGCCTTGTGGATCCCCACGAAAACATATTCCGGGCGGAACGGTATCCGGTATCGTTTTTTGGTGGCCTTCTTCGCTTCGACGCGGTGCTCTTTATCGAATAGCTTTATCGTTAGGCAATCGGCGCCCTCTGCTTCTTTCTCGTCGTAAAGGCTATCGTGGGTATGCGGCGTACCGATAAACAATTTCCGACCTCCGGGTATCAAAATATGCGTCTGCTCGCTTAGGCGATAGCGCAGTTTTTCGCGAGCCTCCGGAGTCTGGATATTGCCGGGCACCTCCACGTCATCATTCTGGCACTCGTTGGCACGGGCGCCGGTGACGTTCGACAGAATGCCTTTTGCGAACATGCTGGCGTTACGCATATCCAGCGCGCCGTTTACCCACCATTGCTCGATGGTACCGATGCCGTCCGGCAACATGCCTTTCGTCAGAGGGTGATTTCGCAGAACGTTTTGTGTATCGCGGCTGGTCTTCCTGGCGGTTGTGTCGGATTCCGACTGATGCAGAATACGGTACTGGCGATCGCAGTAATACCGCCAGGCGTTATAAACACCCAGGATGGTTGATTTGCCAAAGCCACGAAAACAGCGAAGCACCGCGAGGTTTCCGCGATGCTCCAGCCAGTGGCAGGCTTTATAGTGGCAGTCCGGCACATCCCAGTTCATCCGTTCCGCCCACATCAAAAAGAAGGCCAGGAACGAAATCATTTTTTGCCTTTGTGCTGTATCCTCTCGATGACTTCCAGCGCTTTACGCTCAGCAGCTGCTACCTGCTGACCTAACTGGAACGCTTCATCGTCCGGATCTTCTCCGCCGGGCTTCGGCGTGCCTCCGCGAGTATGCATACCAATAAGTGAATGGACTTTTACCAGCAGAGTTAGCGATGCGGCCGCATTCTTCTTATGCCAGTACCGATCGCCGCGTTCCTGTTTGGTGTGCTTTGTGATTTCCTTCCCTGCCCCCGGCCAGTTGTCCGGATCGGCTTCTTCCAGAACTACATCGGTGAGCTTATCGCTAAGAGCAGTAAGGCGAGTTTTGTAATCTGAATGCATAAAAAAGCCCCGTGGTTATCCATAGGGCTATGATGTATCGGGCTAGAGGTCGGAATCCTGACTAATTGCATACCGCCTTATGCAGTCGCATAACGTCGTATAAATGACTTGGTAATTCAAAAAATTAACAACTAGTATAGAGCGCAGTTGGTTCTGTTTACGGGGAAAAGGAACAATGAACTATTTCGTAGTGGCTCTAGGCGTTATAGCGATAATCGCCTCAGTTTTTTTATCTAAGTGGGCGGAAGAACAGCATAAGAAAAAAGGAGATCAGGCAACCCCGCCCCCTCCCGACAAAACAACACCAGAAACTTTAAAAACGCGGAAGAAGATATTGCCACTTATCCGTAGCCCCCTGGATCAGTTGAATACACCGGTTAAGCGCGCTGGATTTGTTGCTACTATCACCGGTTTATTACTTATGCTGGTTGGGGTTCTTCATGATGATTTTTACTTTGATAGCGAAACCTTCTTTCGTTCCATCGAGTTTAGTCGCAGATTTGGTTCAGTACCCGCATTCGGTATCGGTTTTTACCTTACCGTAGCGGGTTTATTTACGTCGTTTCTATTTGATTACACCTTGGGGCCATTAATGAGATGGATAAAGCAAGGTCGAAAACAACCTTAATTCCCAAACTCAAATTCTTTTTTATAGTACCCCATTTCTGGTACCGTCAGGTCGCCTGACGGATCCCAGAAAAACTGCTGCCCTTTCTGGTCGGCGTACTTCCGTAAACGTCGCTGATAGCCGGGGTTGAGCGCCTCCGCCGCATCGTTGAAAAACATATGATCAACAGCCGCCTTTGTATACCAGTAATTTAGGGGAGCAATTTGCTGACGGCCAAACTTGATAGCCATATACCCGGCTTTTTGCGGGTCAGTTGGAGCAGTAAAGGCAATTTTACCCAACGTTGCAAGATCACCAAAAATGGGGACAGCACTGGAACTGTGGCCACTGTTATCCCCACTAACAGCATCGTACATACTGGTAATCAGATCCTGAACCATTGCAAAGCCACCAGCTACGGCCATAGCCTTACCAATGGTTCGTATATCATCTGGCGGTGGTGGATTCTGTCCGCTGGTTACCGCCTGAGCTACCAGAGCCATATAACCAAAGCTTGCGGATAGCGCAGCCGTCGCAGCAACATAACCAACTTTCGTTGTACCAGATTTACGGCTAAGACGGTCCAACATATGCGCAGTCTGTATCGCGCCAGCATTTTTAAAAAGCATTACCTGTTTGGTCAAGGCGTTCGTACGGCCACCAGCGCTCATAAGGGTCTGAGCTGTAAGGTTATGCTCCGAGGTGACAATATCGCCACCCATTCTGACAAATCCCATAATCTGAGCCTGCAGACGCATCGTTTCATCGGGAGAAAGCCCCAAGGTATCCACATCACTAATGTCATGTATATCTTGCCCCCGTAACTTTTTGCGGGGAATACTCATAATATGCCGCCAATCACCTTCAGTGATACCGGCATTATTCAGTAGCCCGCGCTGGCTACTATCCAGCTTATCCCACGGCAAGCGTGACCATTCCCCCAACGCCAGTGCATGCGAGGTTTGCCCTGCTCGCCGGGCCGCATTAGTCCATGCGTCAAGCAACGTGTATTTCATGGTTGCTTGTGCGTATCGACTAAGGGCGTTCGCCAGGTTAAAACGACCCTGTGTCATTATTCTTTCGGCACCCTCACGCGCAGCGCGTACCGCCACTTCAGCACCAATCCCGAACTGAGCCGCTTCTTTTGGACGGAAGGCTGTATGCAGTACAGTGCCAATGTTATGCAATTGTCCAACGTCTGCCATGTTTAGCAGCATCCCAGGCGTGTCCTGGAAAACTGAGCGTAGCCCTGTGCTGGTTAATTTTGTTGCAGCCTGGTACGCAGTTAACGCGCTACTAATGCGATCAAAATCGGTGAAATCTGCGTTATTGCGCATTATTTGACGAAAGTAAGCCTCCGGCCCGAATGCTCCCCGGTTGCCGCCTTTGACACTACCATCACCCTCAAAAACTGCACCAGGCATCTGACTATCCCGCTTCGCTGCTGTATCCTTTAACGTAGCGAAAGTAAGCGCAGGGTTTGGCCCCATCTCATTAATTAGCGCTACATCTCTGGCGGCGCCGTTTAGATGGCTAAAGAAAGACGCCCCCAGAGCGCGATCACTGAACTGATTGTTGTATGCGATTACGGCATCAGCATCTCGTAAATGAATCTCTCTATGGCTGCTATTTAGCATTCTCGCAATGTTGGCGCTTCCAAAACTACTGGACGCCCCCTCAGCCAACCCTTGTAAATCAAGCTGAATTTTATTTGCACCATCGGTTACGATGGAGTCGTACATTTTACCCACTACGTTCTCAAGTTCCGGATCCGTGAGACGAGTACCAGTATCGCTAAGATATTGCTCCCGATCGAGATTCTTCATCATAAAAGAAACCCATGCAGGCTTACCCACCCGCTGCATTATGGTCGGGTCGTGAGACTGAGGGGCGTAATTATCCAGCTTGCCGACCGTCCCGCCAGCCCGGTTTCTGGCTTCCCGGTAGCCATCCATGGTAGCCGACCACTTTTGCGCAAAGCTTTTAGCGGTAGCGTTTCCTGTATCGGTACCGTAGATCTCGCGTACAACATCTGCAAAGAAAGCATCACTGCGCCTATTGCCAAAATCCATTGTCCACGGCCCGACTCTGGCGGCTTTTAGCATATCGCCGAAGCCTCTTACCGCGACTTGTTCAGCACCACGCAGAGTGTTATCTACGCCTTCCAGAACATCGATAAGAGATTTACTCCATTTCCCCGCTTTGTCTGGCCGGGCGCCCGCCATCGCATCCAACCTTTTAGCTGCATCGACAATAGCGGACAATTGGCGAACTTTACTCCTTGCCTGGCTGTCTGCTTGTCCCTGTTCTTGTTCCCTCACCCACTGGCCTATGGCGATCGTACGCTCATCAGGAGACATTGATTGCCAGGCGGCGCGATCCCGGCGGGCCAGCACTTTTGCACCTTCATGCATTCTTTCATCTATACGCGAAATAGCCGCTGCCGTAAGCTTTACCGGCTTGCCACTGACAGCGCTAAGGTGTGCCTCTACTGCCTGTATACATTGTGGTTTCATAGTCAGGATCCAAATTTAAGGGCGCAGGCAGCAGCTACATCATATAGCTCTGCATTACGACGTGCGGTGGTATGTTCTGCTTCAAAGTTATCAATGTGCTGTGCAACGAGATCACGAAGCTCCGGATGGTTTTCTGCTACAGCATCCATTTGTTCACGTAGAAGCTGGAAAGGCTGATCGGTTGCATCACTTAAAACGCCTGGTGAATAGCTATTAACTTTCTCAGGTATCGCCTGCTGGTCAGCAGCCTGCACTACTGAATCAATTCGTTTCGAAGCATCGCCCGCCAGCTGCTGCCGGGTGACGTTACCAGCATCGATATCGCCATGAACGATAAACGTACGATCACCTGTCAGGTGATCGGTAACATCGACGCCACGGCCGCTATTTATTGAATCGATGGCGGAGTCCATTGCTGCGACATGGCCGGCTTCACTTCTGGCGTCCGTAGAAAGACCCGGCGCAGTTTCCGTTACGTAATTGTCGTGAACAATGTGAGCGGTGGCCGCGTCTTCATGAATACTGGTTACGCCAGTTTCTGCACTGCGTGGGGTGCCTGTATCAGTCCGATGCCCTCCACCCAGCAGCCCAAATGCGCCGCCTAAGACAAACTCGGTTACACGGCTGGCGGTATCTGCCTGCCGCATCTGCCTAGCCTGCTCGGTAAATCCCGCGCGCTCCAGAATATCGGCACGCCCCCAACGATCTATCTCACCGGTAACACTGTTCACGGCCCCGCCGGCAAGAAAGCGTGAGCCATATAAAACAGCTCCTTTACCTACCCCAGTAAAGCCTGGAATGGCAGCACCTACCGCCATAGTAGCTCCGCCGACCGCTGAATAGTCTTCCAGATCTTCACCAGTAAGACCCAACCTCGCGCCTTCTGCGTGGGCCTCGGTGTATCCTTGCGCTCCAGCGACGGAGACGCCAGCTACAGGGTTTACCACCATTAAAGCCAGCGATGGCGACTGCTGAACCAGTCCGCCCAGAATGGTACCGACCGCCCCCACTTGATCGCTGTCGAACGATTTGTACTGTGGTAACTGGTCCTCTGTTGGCTCAGGGGTGCTTAAAACATCTTGCGCGGCATCGCTAAGGGCCTTGTTTCCTGTGATGTTCGCTGTAGCCTGCATCTGAGCAGCGGCTACTTGCATCTGCCCGCGGCCGAGCGTGGTTAAGCCAATGCGCTGTAGTGACGTGCCTGCATTAGAAAACCCGGTGCTTATACCCTGACCGATCCCCTGAAACAGCCCTGCATCAATATTTTTAACGCTTTCGGTACCGTTGGCGTTAAGAGCACTATCCAGCTCCGGGTTAAAGAGTATGCTCATTTACCCACCTCGATCACTACCGGGCGCCCGTCTTTTCCAACCACCCGGCGTTGGGTTGCCGCGTTGATCAGCACCTGATTACCGTCAGAATCCGAGACAAAGCCGTACACGCCCTGACTTAGGCCGTTTTTTACATCCTGAGCGCTGTCACCCAATCGGTTGACCCCGATTTTTAAGGCATCGATAAAGGTGTTTTCATCGGTACCGGCAGGGGCAATTGCATAGCTACCGTAAACATTAACGGGCTTGCCTATAACTTCGTGTAATGCTTCAGCTTTTGGTGTCTTATCGGGAGCCCCACCAGTACCGACATGGTAATCCCTTACAACCGGAATAAGGCGTTGTACCTGTGCTGGGCTGAGGGTGGGATACTGTTTTTTAATGGCATCAGCTACATCCATATCAAAGCTCGCGGGCAGTCTCACCTTAGGCGCCCCATCTACTGGATTTAAAAGCCGCGAACCATTTTCCACCGCCAACGCGGTTTTGTACCCGGCTGGGTTGTTGGCAAGCCCGGCCACAGCTGAAACCTGCAAAGCATCGCCGCCAATCTCCCTAGCTAAACGTGAGGCGATCGCCGGTGTGCTGCTGGCTTGAGTATTTCGCCAAAACTGAATCCGCTGATCGGGAGACATTTTTTCGTAGGCATCCTTCGCATTCCCTAGCTCTTCGGTCGTCAGCAGATTCTTTCCCGCTGTGGCACCATATTTCTGAGTAATAGCGTCAGAGTTGGCCTGTCGTTGGACTAATCCAGCCCCCCAACCGCCCGGCTGTTGTAACGCCGATTGTGGATCGAGCGGCTCCAGCGGCGTACCGGAATCCATTGCAAAAACCGCCTGAGGGTTTTTCTGTAGCTGTGTACGGCGGTGATCGATATTGCTTTGTACAGCATTAAGCACTTTGTATTGAATTTCACTGCCACCGTTTTTCTTCAGCGATAACGCAAGACTATCCACTTCTGCTTGTGCTTTCTCCGGGGGAAGGCTGTAAAGACGCTGGGTCTCCAGCATCGCCGACCGCAGAACCGGTGCGGTACCATCCTGACTGGTCCCTGATACTGAAGTTAAATAATTATTCCAATCCTGATCCGTAGGAATTTCACCGTTAGCAATACGCATTTGCATACTGGTGCTGGCATGCATAGCTGCGTTCTCTCTCCGCATCGCCAACATATCCGCATGGTTTTGCGCCGCTATTGCTCTGGCCTCTATACGAGCCTGATACCCCATAGCCTGGTTAACAAGCGCGTTACGCTTCTCGGGGTCGAGCTTATCTACGTAAAATCCTTTTTCACCAGTTAATTCATTATTAAGCGCCGATAGTGCAGAACCATCATTGCGGGCGGACATTAAGCGTTGTTGCGCCTGATTAAACCAGTTTTTGTCTATCCAACTCTGCCGAACTTTAGCCCATTGGGCACCATAGGCTAAACGGCCTTGAGTATCCAACGCCGCGGACATACCATTAATTTTTTCAATATCAGCATCAGGGTAATTTGTTAACTTACCCAATTGGTCAAGTTGAGTATCTACCTGATCTTTTGCTTCTATTTTTAACGCTGTACGGTATAAACCTTGAGCAGTTGCATGGCCGTCAGCCTCATAGCGTTTGATGCCGCGTTGTGCAACTTCCATTCCCGCGAGATCGAGACCACCAAAATTTGGTTTTTTCAGCTTTGATACAGCCGTTTTGTAAACATTATCAATCTGGTCTGCTTTAATTGTTCCGTCTTCGACGCCCTGCCTGATGCTTTCGTTTATATCTTTAATTTTGATCTGGTAATCCAGAAGCCCTTCACCTGCTCTGGCTCTTACTATAGCGTCTGCCTGCTGATGAATGTCATCCGCTAACCCCTTAACCGCAGCACCTACTGCGCCTGCATTAGCCACGTCTACACGTGTAGGCTGTGCCTGCGGCGTCACATTGCCAAAATTACCCGTTGGAATTTTCACGATATTTACTCCGCGTATAATCCGTATTTACCTGTCTTGGCAGACTTCCAGCCGCTGTACGCCGTCCCGCCTGCGCTCAAAAGTGAGCTACCGGCGCTGATGTTTCCCGCCATCGCCGAATTCTTTCCGCTGATCCGGTCGGCCTGAGCCTGTGCATTGAGCCTGGCACCCTGGTTATTTCCGGTGAGGATGGTCTGGAAAGCGTCCTGCTCTGCGTCTTCGGTAATACCCGAGGTGATGCGTAGCGCGGTACCTTCGCCGGTTTCAACGCCCGACGCCGCCAGCGAAGCGTTGGCCGCTGCGGCCTGTTCACGCCCGGCTTTACGGATACGGTCGGCTTCAACCTTTGCGGCAGCTTTTGACGCCTCGGCGTCTGCTTCCGCCTGAGCGGCCTGATAGTTAGCCATTTTTTTCTGCTGTTGCCCGCTATACGCTGCGCCGCCGGCGGCTAACACCGAGGACGCCACCAGGGCAATTTCTACGCCAGTGCACATCGTTAAACCTCCATCGAATAAAGCAGGCCTGTTTGCTGCAGGCCGAGACGTGAATACAACTGGCCGGTGCGTTCTGCTTGCACGCCAGTGGTGATCCCCATGTTGATAACGGCGGCGCCGTGCTCTTTTGACCAGTCGATAAACGCGCGTGCCAGTCGCGGCCCGGCGCTGCCGCCCCGATGTTCTGGCGAGACAAATAAGCCATACTCGAAGGCCATCAACTGGCGGGAAAAAAATTGCTCGGCAATACCACCGCCAAGCCAACCGATAACCTGCCCGTCTTTTTCGGCGACCAGTACGCAACCAGACGGCGAATAAATCAGACTCTGCGCCAGTTCTGCGCATTTATCCGCATCAAACGGCGAGTTTTGCGAGTAACGGGACTCGAGATACATCCGGGTTCCCAGCTCGATAAGCGCCGGGATATCCCCGGCTGTGGCGTTACGAATCATCATTAGCCCCCGTTGCTGGTAAAGACGATGACAATGGCGAGAAGATGGAACGGCAGCGGCTGGCGCTGCTGAATAGTCAGCGAGTCTTCTCCGCGCTCCCAGCCTAATTTTCCCCAGTAGTGATCGCCGGTGAATAAAGGCGCCGGCTGGTTGAGGATTTTTGGCCCGAACGTACGGAACGGGATCACCTGGCCGTTGCACTCGGCGCCAGTGGTTTCGAGGAAACGCATAGTGACTTCACTTGTGCGCTTGCGGGTGTTCTGCGTGGTGCCTTCAGACGTAGCGACTTCAGGCGTAAGCGTGGTAATAGTCGTTTCAAAATGCAGGCCGATTTCGACTTTGTAGGCTTTGCGCGAAAGCGTGATTTGGCCGGATGATACGACCGCCTGCGGCATCACAGAGCCGTCTGCAACGATATCGACGGTCTCGCCTTCGAGGTGCGACAGGCCGCCCCATGTCGTTGCGCCAGCATCGCTGGAGCCCGTCACGGCTGCATCGGTGTACAGGGCGTTGCTGAACATTTCTACATAGCGAACGGTCTGGCCATCGACAGTACGGCGCACAATGGCGTACACCACATCGTCAGTCGCTGAGGGAATAGTCGCTACGGACTCAAACGCACCATTGGTGATCTGCCGTGACCACGCGACAACGTTCTGCGCCCGGTCGATAGCCATCGTCACCATTACACCATCGTTGCGAACCAGCCAGGTAAACGCATCAGGTTGCTGCTGATAAGCCATATCGATCACGCCGCCTTCTGTGATGTGTTCCGCCAGTACGGTCATATCGTTGGCCGAGTAGGCTACATAGCTGTCGGGGTCATAGGCGACAGCGTAGAGCTTACGGCCAGAACGCTGGACGAACATAATTTCGGTACCGACACGCACCGGGCGGATCCCATTGCATCCGTACGGGCTGGGATTCTTTACTGAAATATTGGTAGGCGTAATCGCCGCATCGTTGCCGGCGGTAATGGTGAACTCGCCGCCGTACGTCAGCGCAATTAGCGTATTCATCTGCGCGAGGTGCACAATCGGGTTGAGCTGGTCAGAAGACAGCGTAAAGCTGATCGCGTCGTCGTCGTCGGTTCCCAGCTCGAAAGAGAGGTATACGCCCGACTCACTCCACCAGATAGTTTGCGGATACTGCGGCGAACCAGCCAGAACCAGCCGCTGCTGGTAAAGCGTTACGGCGCCCGGGTATCCAAATTCATCCGTCCAGACAGAATCCTCGCGAGTCCAGGCGCCCGGCGATGCCGCCTGCGTTGCGCTTAAATCGGTGCGAATGGTACCGACTGCAACCTGCGCACTGGTCACGCTCTTAATCAGCACCAGACCGCTGTTAATCCTGACGTACGAGCCCACATCTTCAGGCACCCAACCATTACCGGTAAACGGTGGCGGGTCTTCGCTACTTTCTGGCGGTTCATCATCGCTCAGGGTCAACGTGATTTCCGAGCCAACGAATTCTTTCACCGATGGCTTGCACCATTTCTGCGGCGTGTCACGCACTTCGTCGAAGGGTTCAACGATAAACGGAGTCGGTTCCAGTACCCAATCGGTTTGACCGCGTCGCTGCAGGCGATACGGTTTAACGGCCTGATGCACCAGAAACATGGTATCAGCGCCCTGAACGTAATTTACCGATGGCAACATGTCAGAGGTGTACGGGCTGGCGATTTCGTACGGCGTGTTGTCGTCGTTCACCAGTTGCTTGCCATCCTGGTAAATTCGCAGATAGCCGTCGCCAAATTCCAGAATGTATGCCTGCGTGCGGTTGAAAACGTACGGAATGAGGCGGGATTTTTTATCACCGTACTTTGTGGCCGATACAAACTGCGAGCCGGGGCGACGCATTACCCCGCCCTGCACTACGACCAGGCTATTTTCCAGCGTCTTCGCGCCATTCGCATAGCGATCGATATCCACGCGCCCCATAAGACGCGGGGATATTTCGCCGGCGGTAAAGTTGGTTTTAATCAGATTGGCGCGCATGTCAGAACCTCGATTCGTACGTTGGATAGCCGCCAAGCTCTTCCGGCGGGTCTTCCTGACCATCTACCGCCTTCGCCTGCTTCAGCAGTACCAACGATTCCTGGGCGAGACTGTCGCGCAGACTGGTAGAGCCGGTGACGGCATAGGCCAGCTTTGCCTGCATCATCATTTCAGCCACATCAACGAGTGCGGCATCCCAGGTGGATTCGTCTTCGTTACGGAATACATAACGCAGTTTCAGTACCTGCACGTTCGTCAGCAGCCGGTTGCCTTCGACTCGGTACGGAATATCGTCGCAAGGTTCCCCGACGGACAGAACGCGAAGAAGATCACCGGGGAGTGCGAACTGAAAGCGAAAACCGAATACCGGCGCTGTACTGACAGGAGAGAGCACCACACGTTTTACAACGCAGTTCCACGGATGTGCGCGCAGCAGCTTATTGCGTACAGTGGGATAAAGGTTTGAGCACAGACGGGCGTGATCGGTGTTTTCGTCGAAACTGTTAATCGGGTGAGCACCGAGCGCCAGCAGTGCGTTAGAGCAGATAGAAATACTGTCAGCCATAGCCTTACCTCAGATGAAAAAAGGCCGGGAGATATCCCCCGGCAAAGGCACCAGCGGCTTTATGCTACGAAATCGATGGCGACTACTTTGTTTTCCGCTGCGCGGCCTGCGCCATAGGACGCATCGACGGAAATCTGAATGGTGTTGTTTTTATCGCGGCGCGGGCCGATATCGACGTTGTACTCTTCGCCGGTACCGAAATGCACAGCGGTTTTACACCAGGCAACTGCGGTTTTGGTAGTGACAGCTGGATCACCTGCTTCAGCAGAATCCAGTTTTTCATACGCCAGCCACTTAAAGCCCAGCCAGTTACCAGACACTGCGCCTTCCTGCAGCATTTTCACCGCCATAAAATCGGCGCTGGTCAGCGTGGTATCGCTGAGAATTTGGGTCAGCATGTCGGCGTTGTAGGTGATATACAGCTCTTCACCGTTCTGCTCGTCACACTCGTTACGGCGGAACATGGCTTTGGCGGCGATCAGCTTCGCTTTGGTCATCCCGGTACCGCCGGCGACGATTTTCTGCGATGCGGGAAGCGCAACCGGAGCGTACGCGCCAGTGTTGGAGGTTTTGCGCAGAACGTCATCCAGCAGCGCACGATAGATAACATCGTCTTTTTTGCGGTTGGATGCGGCCAGCGTCAGCTGCAAATATGGCCCCTGCGGGTCAGCCAGCAGTTTGTGCAGGTCGCGCTTTTCCACCGGCACGAATACGCCATAGTCAGCCATCAGCGCATTTCGGGTGCCGGCATCAGGCAGATCCCAGACGGTATCACCGAAACGCGTGGTGATCTGCTGCATCTCGATAGTGCCCATATCGTTGATGGTGAACGAAGCACCGGTAATATTGCCACGGTCGAAAACAGCAGCTTGCAGGCGGGAATCCTTCTGCTGCGCGGCAATTTCGAAAGAATCATGGAACTGCTGAACATACGCAGCGGTGATCATGTTCTTAGCGGTATCAAATGACATAACAATCACTCCAGAAAGTATCGCCTGCGGGTTGTCGGTATTCCCGGCCCAAATCAGCACAATGCGGTTGGCGCTGGCGCATTGCGGGAAATTTCAGTTATCCGGCGTCCCCGCCGGGCTGGTTGTGGGGTGATTGTTAGCGAGGTGCGCGGTCGGAATCCCGACCAAATAAAAAAAGCCAGCGGGTTAGGCTGGCTTCGATTGGCTTATCGTGACATGTCACGCTACGGTCTGATCGCCGTAACGCTTTTGGTAGTACGCTTTAACCTGTGCAGATACGCGTTCATGGTCGGCATGCTTCGGATTCATGTACGCTTCGGACTTCATCAGGTCGCGGATGGTCTGCTGCTCTGCCGGGTTGCTGTCTGCGCCCGCTGGCGCGTCTTCCTGCATTTCCGCGCCGATTTTCGCCAGCATGCGGATCACCATCGGGTTATTGCCGATTTCATCGATGCGGCCGCGATCGCCTTCATCAGTCAGGGTATTGAACGCGCGGAAAGCCAGGCCGATATTCTTGTTAAATTCGGCGTCAGTCTTCCAGACTTCGCGCAGCTGCGTGGTAGCGGATTCAGCATCCAGTTCCGCCGCACCGTTAACCAGCGACGGGGCGATTTGCGCATACTCGCTGATGATGAAACTCATCTGGTCGTTGGTGATCCCCTTGCCGTGCGCCGATTTCATAAACGACTGCATGCGCGGGTCTGCTTTGAATTCTTCCCAGTTGAAGCCTTCGGCCTTTACCTCTGGGGCGTAGTCATCAGCAGTTTTTGGCGGCGCGTCGCCGCTGCCCATGCGTTTTTCAAGTAGAGAGTAATTTTCCGCCAGTTTGCGGGCTGAGCTTTCAATACTGAGTTTTCCGTCCTCGCCCACAACGCGGAATTTTTCAGGTATCCAGTCATTCGCGCCCTGTTCGCCCGCGCCGGTGCTGAGTAGTGAATTACCAGCAGGATTACCAGCGCCCTGACTTTCAGCACCACCGCCATTGCCACCATCATTGCCCCCTGTGCTGCCTGCTGGCGCTTCGGCGCCCTGCTCGGCGTTCATGAATAAGTGTTTAATCTTCCACATCGTCGTTTACTCCATCTGCACGGTTGATTTGCATCAGAATGAAATCGAGCACGGCACGTTGTCCGGCCCGGTAACAGGTTTCGCGGTCACCCTCGGTGCCGCCGGGGACGTATGCCGCACGCCCAAAGCGGCTCGTTAATTCATCCAGCACCTGCGGCCCGCCTGGCATTTCCTCGAAAATGCGTTTGTAATCCGCCGGTGATACTTGTTTTGTAATCATTAGCCCCCCGCTACTCGTTGCCCCAGCGCTGCGCCCACCTGCTGCCCTGCTGTGGTTGCCGCTTCGCTACCCGCCTGCATCATCAGCGCCTGCCCGGCCTGTTGCTGCTGCGCCTGCTGGCGCTGCTGGCGAAGTTGCTCGACCGCATCAGATGTACGGATAATCTTCGCCGGCACGCCCAGCGCATCCGCTATCACGCGGGTCGCTTCGTCGGTGTCGATGAGGTCGGTCACATCGGGTGATACCTGCGCCAGATTCGCCACGTTAGCGCCAAGACGTTCAATGGCGGTGACGTTCTCCAGCTGCTGCGCGCGGGCAAGCGGCGAGATATAACGCACGTTGAAATTAGCGTTTTGCAGGCTTTCCGGCGCTGGCGGAAATACCCCGGCACGGAATGCCAGACCGAAACAGCGCTCTACCAGCGGTTGCAGGTATTCAGCTTGGAATCGGCCATAAACCGGGCCAAGCAACTGGCGGATCAGCGCCACACGCACATGTACTTCGGTTGCGGTCATTGCCGGGCCGTCCTGCGGTTGCAGCTGATCGGCCATCATGATTTTGCGGATAGACGCCTGCAGGCGTTCTTCTGCAGTAAAGGCCACGTTGAAATCGGCGCCTGTTAGCAACGGCTTCATGCTGTTCACGCTGTTAGCCACGAGGATACGGCGCGGGCCTACTTTGACCGTACGCGGGTTAAGCACGCCGTCGTCTTCCGCAATCCACATCCCTGCAATTGCCAGATCCTGCGCGGCCTTCTCCATGCGCTTCGTTTCGTTCAGCTCTTTGCAGTCCGGCAGCGCGTCGTATACCGGGCCGATGCCGTACGGCGTGCCGGGGATTTTCATCCAGCGCGGTACGCAGCAGGGGAATTCGTGATAGCCCGATTCGCGCACAATGAGCTTGCCGCTCACTTCCACGTTGTACGATGCAAAGCGCAGGTTTTTAGCCAGGCGCGCATTCACCACGTAATTTTCACGCGGGAAAATGCAGTGCAGGAAGTCGAATTTGTCATCCGGCTTTTTGGCGGCCGCCTCGCGAATTTTTTTGCTGACCTTATCCGCGCCAAACTCTTTAATCGCCTGCTCTGCGGTGAGCTGGTAGCGGCGATAAATCGTGTCCACGATGCCATCGCGGCGGGTGGATGTAACAAAGCACTGCGCCAGCGGCCACTGCTGGAACGAGAATCCGCCCTCTTCACGGTCTTCGTCGATGTACAGCGCGAACCAGCCGGCGCATACCACATCGAGATTAGCCTCGTAGCCTTCGGCGTCGAAGTTAGCGGCGTGGATGTTCTCCCATACCAGCGTTGCGCAGGTGGACAACCACGCGGCGGCATCATCCGGCAGCGATTCGCTGTCGAGGTTCAGCCACTGCGCGTTTGCCGGGGTCATGCCGGACATGAGAGCAGACGCCAGCATGCGGGCGCTGTCGGTGGCCGTGCCGTCAAGCAGCCGTGCCACCTTCGATTTTGCGCTCTGTGCGTCCAGCACCTCATCGGATAGCCCCGCGCCGCGCAGCGGATAGGTATAGTCATAGCATTCCCGCCAGACGCTTTCGTGCACCTGTCGGTTGGCTTTCAGCGTATCGGCACGCTTAACCAGCTTTACGGCGAGTTCATCCATCGATTATGCCCCTAAGGTGTTTTTTGCTGCCTGGGCGCCAGAGGAAAGCAGGGATGAACCTGTATCCGTTGCGCCTTCGGCACCACTTGCCAGCAGCGAGGAGCCTTTCTTGCGCTTCTTACGCGCTGCGGCGTCGGCGTTCGCGGCCTTCGCTGCTGCATCGGCTGCTGCATCTGCCTCAGCCTGCGGATCCTGCTGTACGACTTTTGGTCCACCGCCCCCACACATAACAAGTCTCCTTAGCCCGGCACATGCCAGCCGTGTTCGGTTAATACAGGTGCGCCGCGTACCGGCTGCGGCTTGCCCTCTTCGTTCGTCACCATTGCACCCGCGCCGCCGGTGCTTACATCAGTGGCTTTGCGTACGAGGGTAAGAAATTCGAGGTTGTCGGTAAGGCGCTGGCCATTGATGGAAATAAAATCCAGTTCATCAAAACGAGCGATGATTGTTGCACCCTGAGAATTGAGAGCGGCAAGGATCGCGTTACGTTCTGCAAGAGCGGTACCATCAAGCAGCTGCGCTACACGCTGTTGAATTTCTGGCGCTGAGGTTTTTCCCTCCACGGCAACCGGAACCGGGGCGGTTTCGGAATTCAGCAACTGCAATTCCTCCACTAGCGTATTTTCATCCGTCACGGTTTTTTCCTGCCCCGGCGTCTCGATGTTTTTTTTCGGTCGAGCCATATTTTTTCACTCCTGAATTAGTGAGCCGTCATTGTGTGTTGCCCTTCTGGTCAGTTTCCCGACCAAAAACAGGGCGGCGGAACGTCCACCACTGCCGATAAAGCACAGTGGGGAGTTTTTTACGGTCTGAGCTGGTAGCCAGACACCAGAGAGCGATCAGCGCCTCACCGTGACCGTGGCGAGGTTCTGAACCGGATTTCCAACCGAGAACGGCAGATTTCGAAACGCCAAGTTCATCGGCGATTTGCTGAGTGGTGAGGTTTTTTCTGGTCAGGTCGGTAATGACGCGGAACCAGTCTATTCGGAAGGTGGCAACCAGCGGCATAAATCAGCCCCCTAAACGCGCGCGTGCGCGAGCATAGAGAGGGGCAAAATCGCCACCCGCCAGAATGGAAAAAGGAGCTAGGCAGAATTTCATGCTTTCCCGTCGTGTTGGCCAACCACACTTTCTAGATTTATCTGCTGCTTTTAGAGACGGAATTAAATTCTGCATAAGCGTAATTCCTTTACCTCGTTAGTGACCTGTTCGAGTAATTCAGTCTCCGTTCCGTAGTTTTCTTCCCATGTTTTTTGCCCTGCATGGATAGCTACGCCGTGTCCGCCGGTTCTATGGTGTGGCGGGCAAAGCGGGAGTGTTTTTTTATGGTCGGCGCGCTGGGCTATGCCCTGCCCTTTGCGGATATGGTGAACTTCTGCAGGTGTAGCGCCGTAGCCAATATTTCTGCATACGACGCAACCCAGTGATGCAACGTCTTCCAGCCAGCGTTTATCGTCTTTGGTCATGGCGATATTTCTCACGCGGCATAGCTGAATAATTGCGAAGCGGCGTTTTCTGCTGCCTGCTGTGTTGGGAAGGTGCGGAATAAAATAAAATTCCAGAGGACGTCTAATACGGATTTATACAGCTGGGAGAATTCTACATCGTCCATTTTTGCGAACGATATGGATTTTGGTTCTTTGCGGGTAGTGCCATCAGGCATCTGGTATTCGGTATAAAAACCGGCTTCGATAGTTACCCAGGAACGGAATGCTTCAAACGATTTTACCGCGCTGATATTCCCGGCGCGTTTTTCTGCTTCATCGCGGAGATACTGATCCGCCAGTTCCTGCAAAGTGTCGGCATGCCCGGCATAGTGGGCCACCAGCTGCACATAGCCGTGTACCAGTTTTTTATCGGCTGGCGATATTGCACCGCCGGACGGTTGCCAGTAATCAAAGCCCAGATTCAGGAGGGCAAAAAATTTACGGTGGAAAGCCGGGTTTCTTGCCTGCTTAAAATCCGCATACAAAATACCGCCCATACGGACTTTTTTTTCTAAAAATTCGCGCGCGTCAGGCGTCGCCGGAATTAATACATTGCCTGGTGATTTTACAAAAGAATACTGCGCCATTGGGTTCCCCTTTAGCGCAGCAATTGCTCAGAAATACAGTGTGTTGGGTGTTCAAGCCAACGTGTTAATTATAGCACAGTCCCGTCTGGTTTTATAATGGTGTAACCAGACAATTTAGCTAATTCAAACAACGCGTTAAGTGTTGCGACATGCTCGTCGGGCTTTACGTCGCGGAGCTTTCTTGCCTTACCACTTTTGCACCTTATCAGGACTTCGCCATCATCGGGGAGAAGGACTCCTGCATCGTTCTTATCAACCACAACTCCTAAACCCCCCAATAACTATACTGTATAAATTCACAGTATATATACTCCCATCCGTTACTAATCGCAAACTTTTAAAGGCACAAAACGTTAAAATTTCAAGTTAACTGATTGTTTATCTATCTGTATTAAAAAGAAAACCGCCATTTCTGGCGGTCTCTATGCTTCTGGTATGGTTGAACGTCACACTGTAAGTTTCGTCTCATGCCACCCATAAGTAACCCAGCACTGCGAATCACCGACACAGGGGCAACTGGTAATCGGTACCGCATCGCCGCACTTACTGCATAACCGTTTGCTGATGGATTTGATACGGCTTCGCATTCGCGCGTCATCCTGGCGGATCAGCAACGCAATATACTCAGCGGCATCGTATGGCTCTCGACCGGGACGACGTGCGGAACAGTTACGCGCCAGCATATCCCGTTCCTGTGCATCGAGAACCAGCTCAATTTTGCGGTTGCCGGCGGCAGACTGCCGCGCGCGCTGCGCGGCTTTACGTTCTGCGGATGATTTAGCCATTGAATTCCCCGTTTAGCTGGACAGGCGTTTGATTGCATGACGGAGCATTACTTGAGCGTACAACGCTGGAGCAAGCACTTGCGGCATTTGCGCATAGCCAGACATAGAAAATGCATGTCGTATTCCCTGAGGTGCTGCCCGTAAATTATCAATACTGTTATTGCTGTAATCATTATCAAGATGAATAATGGTGTACCCTGTAGGAAGTCTGCCATGTACGCATTCATAAACGTAAACATCTAGTCGAATATCCCTTTTGTTAACCCGGATCCGCTGCGCCTGATTTGGCCTACGATTTTTAGGCTCTCGAGACCAACCTCTCTTTTTTTTCAGATCCTTCAGGTTCTGTGGTGTTTTTTGAGTACCGAATCGTTTATTAAATTTTTCAGCCAGTTCTGAAATAAGTAGATTTTTATTGGCATACACAAAAGTCAATTGTTCATCGGTATAGCGCGGTATTTTTTCCAGGTATTTACTTAACCCAGTAGCCCTGAGGTACTGCCGGATCGCATCAATGCTTTTGTTAGTTCCAAAACAAGCGTTGAACATCTCCGTTAATTCGCGGGCGGTTACCCCCTTAACATTCTGCTCAAAGAATAGAATCTGAGTTGGAGTATATTTTTCTATCATTTTTCAATCCCCATAATCTTAGGCACACTGCCTGCGGTACCGTCATAAATAGCCTTTTGAGCATCGAGCGCAACGCGATAGGTTCCTACCATCACACCAACGATTTCCACCACCGCTTTTGCCCTGGATAACTCTTCCTGAAGCAAATCGCCTTTGATATTTGGATCGGTGACGGTTTCCAGCATGGCGAACTGGTGATTCATTAAATCCTGAATTGTGTTTTTCATGACTAAGCTACCTCTCCGATAAATTCTGCAATGCCCGGTAACAGCGCCACCGCAGGCGATTCACACTGATTACCCCAAACATCAAAACCGTGTGACGACTGCCGCGCGAATAACTCAATACGGGGAACATCGCCCAGCAGCTGCACCAGCATTTCGCGCACGCAGTCGGGTTTTCTGGAATGTTCGAGCCGCGGCGCAGTGAAAGACTGGATGATCCCGGCATCCAGCCGGGCAGGAAGATTCCCCTTCACAGCAAACAAGCAATCTTCGCTGTTTGCGCGCGTCATATGCCCCATTCCCATAACTAGCTTATCGGTCTGCCGGCTCCCGCACTTATTCCAGGTGAATCCCTTCATCGTCATGAGACGGAAGCCCCACGCCTCGACCACCTTCAGCGCCTCGAGCGGCATCGTCGGTACCCACCACATAGCCAGCAGGCAGTTTTCGGCGGCCAGTTCCCACACTGGCAAACGGCAGATATCCAGCAGCGTCATGGTCTGGTATTTATGCCCGGCGCCGCGTTTCCCATCATTGGCTTTATCGCGGTATGTCCACGGCGGATCCGCATAAATCAGGGTATATTTTCCGTTCATGCACCCATCCACTGGTTGATCAGGTAGATACCTAAACCGGCCACCCCGATTGCGACTGCAAGCGCTACAAAATTCCACGCCAGCGCGAAAAGCAGCAGTGTGCGACGGCTTGAATGTTCCAGGTCTGGTTTAAAAAATCGCTTCATGTTCGTTTCTCCCGCCAAAAATTTAATCGTTCTTTGAAAAACTCCCGGTAGCTTTCCGGCGTCGCTGCAATCTGCTCTACGATGGCCTGTCGAGTGACTTTCTTCTCAAACAGCTGTCGTATGAGTGCCGAGGCGCGCATGTCGTAGTGCTCTTTGAGCTGGTACTCCTGCGGCCATTTGGCGCGATTGAGCGGTAGGCCGGGCGGCAGGTAATCTGATTGCCCGGCCATGCCTTACACCCTCTTGTTTTTCGCTGACTCGACGTAATAACGGGGATCCACGCTGTTAAGCGTGAAATGAACCACTGGCGTATCGTCATGGCGAGTGATGCCGACATAGTTCGAATTGAACATGCTGAATACACGATCCTGAATTTCTTTAATCGTTACCTGGCATTCTGGATAGTGTTTCTGTAGCTGGGCGAGAATGGTCTGATAAGAAAGAGTTTTACCTTTCATCACGGCAACCAGCTGCTGCGCGGTAACTTTCCCGGCGCCCGGTTGATCGTCGCTGGCAAGCAGTGGACGAACGCTGTCGAGTACCAGGCGATGACGGCCAGCACCGCCGACACGCTGACCGGTCTTTTTGTCGAAATGCTCATTAGCGCCGGCAGACCAGACGGTGACACCTTCGCTCAGGCGCACAGTTTTTTCGCCTTTGGAATAAATCACGGTACCGAGATGGGTTTTACGGCGACGGCCTGAAACTGCTGGCAGCGGCGCTTCGCGTTTAATTGGCTTTTGCGGAGTAATCCCCGGCACTGGTTCTGGTCGCGGTGCGGCAACAAATACAGAACGACTACGCGCGCGGGCGCCGGCGTTCATGCGCCATAAAATAACGGGTAACCAGTTGCAGCCATCATCCGGATTAACTGGTTTTGGGTAATTTAAATTCGTGGTCATTGGTCTTTCCTCGGTTATATCGCGCTGGTCAGGCGCGGTTAAAATGCATCGGTGTTATATTTCTCTGCGTATTTACGCGGTTGTTTTCGTGGTTTTGCTGCCTCCAGTTGAATACGGGTTTTCTCTTTGCCGACATGCTGATCGACGTGAAGGAAATGGCCGTTTTTAAACTCCTGGTAGATAACCGCGCCGGCGGCACTGAATCGGCTTTTCCCCAGGATAATTTCGGCGATGCCTGCTGCCGGGCTTTCCGGGTTGTAGACTTCATCGCGGTACAGAAACATGATGCTGTCGGCATCCTGCTCAATAGAACCGGAGTCGCGAAGGTCTGACATAACCGGGCGACGCTGGCCTGCCTGGCGGGAGTCCACCGCGCGCGAAAGCTGGCTTAGTGCAAACGTCGGCGTATGCAGGCGCATAGCCATAGTTTTAAGGTTTCGGGAAATGTGGGCGATCGCCAGGTCGTTACGCTCTGCCTTCGGCTTTTTAATCAGGCCGAGGTAATCGACAACGATCATCGCCAGATGCGGATAACGGCGCTTATGCGTCTCGGCAACGGCGCGGATTTGCTCAATCGTCAGATCGGTAGCGTCAACAATCCAGATATCGCGTCCGTTCATGGTCTCCATGGCCGCTGTAAAGCGCGCCCAGTCCTCGTCCTGCATATCGAGGGGATTACGCAGGCGTGACACCGACATGTTGCCAGAGCCTGCCAGAGAGCGTTCTACGATTTGCGCAGCGGCCATTTCCATACTGAATATCAGCGCCCCGCCGCCGGCAGCGGTAACACCATCGACAATCTTCAGCGCAAACTCTGTTTTACCCATGCCCGGGCGGCCAGCAACAACAATCAAATCCTGCAGGTTAATTCCGCCGGTGGCATCATCCAGTTCGTCGATTCCAGTCTTCAGGTTTCGGGTACCGTCTTCGCCGTCCATGCGTTTCTGTACCGTCTCCATGTAGGTTGGCAGCAAATCGCTGATGTGAACCGGCTGCACGTCGCCAGTATCGCCGGTCATGTCCAGCAGCTGCGCCACTGCACTTTCGACAACCTGATCGCGTTGCTCCTGATTATTGGCCTGGCGGATACCGTCAGCACCCTGCTGCAGTAATTCAGCCATACGGCGACTGCGCCACGCCTTAACCATCTTTCCGGCGTAACCCTTCAGGTTCGGTACCGTTGCAGGCATGCGCGTAATTTCTGATAAATCAGCCAGGCTACTACCGCCCAGCGCTTCACTGACAAACAACATGTCGATCAGACCGTTCGCCAGCGCCTGTTTTTTAATTTCGGAGAACGCGCGACGGTGAAATCCGATGCTGAAAGATTCTTCAGGCGTTGAGGCGATCACGTCGAATGCGTCCGGGCTTGCGCCGCCGTTCAGCAGTCCGGCCAGCACACAAGCTTCCAGTTCCTGCGGAGTCATAGCGAACCTTCCCGGGTTTTACGTAACGTTTCAGGTTTCATCAGGTAGTCAAAGCTGGCGCGCCATCCTCCGCTGAGTCCGAAATAAAAATCTGACGCATCAGCACGGAATTTTTCGAAGTAGCCCAGGAATGCGCCTGTAGTTTTGTTTTTCATGTGGGCGGCCAGTCTGGTAATCATCCGGCGGCGATCGTCGTCCAGTTCTGCCGCTGGCAACGTATCAGCAAAAATTTCGTTGTAGCCGCTCATAACGGCTTCCGGGTCAATATCGGTTTCGGTCACCGCCCATGCTTCAGCGTCAGCGAGATAACCATCAAAGCGATTTACCCGGCAGATGTTCGCGGGCTTCGGCAGGCTTTCGCCGCGGCGGCGCCATGTAGCGAGCACCCAGCGGATCACCAGTTGGATTTCTGCCAGGGTATACCCGTCCCGGGTAGTGGTCGGCGTCAGCATCATCACAAACGGTTTAAGGTCACGGCAGCGGGTACCGGTTTTTTCGTTGTAAAACTCAAGCGCTTTTTGAGCATCAGAAAAAATACGCTCGCCGTTTTCCCCCGTTTGGGGGTTAGGGGGATCTTTAGGTTCTATGACTGGTTCAAAAGAGTGACTGGTTCTGGTGCCGCCACACGGCATAGGGGGTATGCTTTCTGACGGCATACCTGTGCTTTCTGACGGCATAGGGGCTATGCTTTTTGGCGGCATAGGGTTATCAAGTTTCATACAGTACAGATTCGACGCGTTACCCTTCCCGTTTTTTACGCCAGGGCGGTTTTCTTTCACCAGGAGGCCCATAGAAATCAACGCATCGATGTGATCGCGCACTGCGCTTTTGCTGCACTCGCAGTGATCCGCAATATGTTTGTAAGACGGCCAGCATTCGCCGTAATCATTGGCGTTATCGGCCAGTTTGATCAGCACCAGTTTCCTAATCGGATTACCGGTCTTGATAGCCATAGCTTTGGCCATAAGCGTCATACTCATAATCAGATCCCCAGCATATCAGCCAGCTGGCGGCAGGCGTTTTCGTATTCTTTTGGCGTGAGGTTCTCTTCCCGCAGCTCGGCTTTGCGCAGTTCGTAGAGTTCCCATTTTTTAGCAGTGAGACGTTCTTCGAAAATCTCCTGCACGTCACACATGAAGGCAGGCTCACCATTCAGGCGGAAGCCGTTCCGCCAGGTGATACGGTCTGTAGTTGTCTGCATGTTGGTCTTTCCTCGGTACAGGTTAAACGCTGGTCAGGCGCTGTGTTTCTCGCATCGCTTGCAATGCCTTCGCTACTTGCTGCGGGCCGTCTCTGGCCTCGAGCAATAACGCGATAATGGCCGCCGCAAACTCGCGTATGGCGACGCAGATCAAATACTGGGTGGACATGTCCAGGCGCGCGTAGCGTTCTGCCGGCAGTGCCGCTTCCATCGCTTTAGCCAGCGTCTGGGTTTTAGTTCTGGCCGCTTTCGTCTCGCCACGCAGCCAGCGAAAAATCTGTTGGCGGTTATTGTTGATGGCCCGCCAGTCTGCATTTCCGTCTGCATCTTCAATCTGGTGCAGCTTCAGCACGCCGGTGTTACCACCGAGACGAAACCACATACGGCTTATCTCGATAGCAACCAGCTCCTGTCCGCTTTCAGCTGCCCAGCTAAATATCTCTCGTTTCAGTTCCTCGAGGTTCTCCACTTCGCGTCTCCTGTCGCTGAAAATTGATTAAGCGTAATCAGATTTAGATCACGCAGATTGTTAAGCTGATTTAGCTGGCAGTTGGTAAGCCTTCGGGTCATAGACAAGTTCCCCATTAGTTAGCCTTTCCAAAAGAAGTGCATACTTCCAAGGAACTAACTCAGGCCAGACGCTCACGGTTGATTTTGCTATGCCCAAGAACTTCGCTGTCGCGGTAGTACCGCCAAGGTGTTTAAGGACGGTTTCTTTTTCCACTGTCAATCTCCTAAGTTAACGAACATGAAAAGTTTATATTTACGAACAAAAGAAAGTCAAGATTACGAACCAAAAATGTTCGAAAATAAGAACATGAATAGAATGAACATACATGACAGAATTAAATTCAGAATGGGCCTACTGATGCTTAAGAGCCGTCATTTGGTTGACGCAACCGGAGCATCAAAGGCAACCGTAAGCCAATGGGTAAATGGTGGGTCTGAACCATCTGCAAAGTATATTCCAGCTCTGGCGAGAGTTTTAAAGGTATCAGAAAGATGGCTACTTGAGGGTGGGCCTCAGATGGAACCTCATCCAGAAACAGGTTATTCCATACCTATCAAAATCAGAGATGTTCCGTTGATCTCGCTCGAACAAGCGGCAACATGGCTTGATGTCATGGAAAAACCTTTTGAGGACGAGATTGATTTAATTGAAGTTCCTGAGCTTGTATCTCCTTTTGCGTTTGCTGTGAAGATGGAAAACAATTCGATGATGGACACTTCTGGACAAGGCTTGTCAATCCCGATCGGTGCCATTTTAATAACTGATATCGGTAAAGAGGTGAAATCCGGATCGATAGTAGTAGCCTCGATAGAAGGTCAGAAAGAAGCTGTCATAAAAAGATATGTTGCTGATGGTCCAAACAGGTATCTTATGTCGATCAATCAAAACTATGACAAAATTATATTTAATGATTTATGCACCATCATTGGCGTTTGTGTGAAAATGCAAATGGATCTTTACTAACCGTCCCCTACTTCCAGATACCGGCCTAGGCCGGTTTTTTTATGCACCCCACAAAAAAGTTCATACTTACGAACAAAAACTATTGACGATTTCGTTCGTTTGTATAAACTTCATCACATCAACGACGCACTAACCACGCGGCAGTTGTTCAGAAACAGTTCTGACAGTCCGGAAAGACGGGCAAGAATTCTTCGGGTCGCCGACAGTACGATGACATGCGGGAAAGACCGCAACGAATGCGAATTGCTGTGTGTAGTCTTGGCCCCGGCGCCCGGGGCATTTTTTTCACACGGTAACGAGGAAAGACCAACGGGACTGACCACCCTGACAGCCGGGAAAGACCGGCAACCTTCAGGCGTAAAAAAGCCCACCGGAGTGGGCTGATTTACCCCAGCGGAGACCAATCCGCCAGGAGTGCTACAGGGGACCAACCCTGTAGCGAGGAAAGACCAACGACAGAGTCGTCGATCGGCTCTGAGTATACATCACCAAGGAGTCGCTATGGAAGCGCTTACCATCCCCGTAACTATCTACGTTATGGCAACAACCAATCCATATCTACCAACGTCTTATCACTCATTCACCTGTGACATGTCACAGAAATATCCTGATTCGTACGTGCTTGTTACTACCAAAACGGTAGAGATTGCCATTCCTGCTTTAGAGCCTATCGATATTATCGGGATGCAGGTTAATGCCCTTCGCGCGAAGAAAGAGCAAATATCTGCTGATGCCAACAAACAGTTAAGCGTTATTGAAGACCAGATCCAGCAGCTGCTGTGCATCGACCACTCTCCGATTGAAGAAAGCGACGTACCGTTTTAATTAACTGGCGCTTGACCTGCGCCTGCAACCAAGAGGAAAGACCAATGACCATCTACAACGGCTTATTCGAGCCAAAAAAATCGGCCATCAAAGACTGCGGCGCCGTGCAGCTGGCGATCGCCGTCGAAGCACCAAACAAGAAAATCGCCGAAAGCATTATCACCGGCAAACTCTGGGAATCTTACCCGGCGAACGGTGACAACTATTTCAAACCGAAGCTGTGGGAACACGAAGAAGGCCAGCCGCTGCCGACCGTTGGCCAGTTCGACGAGCTATTCGCCCAGCAACATACTTTCGACGGTGAAAAATGGGTTTCCATTGCCTCGAACGGTACCGCCGGTGGGGAATCAAATTTACCCGCTGGTGATGATGTTATCGATCTGATGACTGTTTCTCCTGGCGAACGCTTTGCTGCCGTCCTGCTGTTTAGTGCCGCGGCAATTGATGGCCATCTTTATTCTCAGGTTGTGGATTATCTGGATAACCTGAGTAACCGTGATACAGAACTGGAAGAAGAAGATCGTTTTAACCTTAACGTGCTGTGCGCTCTGCATAATAACGAACCAGTTAAGCGCATGCATGTTGAAGGTCTGAATAATCTTATTCAGGGGATTTTCTCCCATTTTGAAAACCAGACTCCGGGCAAAGCGGCTATTTCTCAATTTGTAAAACGCTGGCTTGAGAATCCCGGTAAACGTGAAGAAATGGTACCAGGCCAAAATTCCTCACTCGGCGCCGCCAGCACTGATACCAACGTTAAAATCGCGCCAAAACGTGGTTATAAACATACCTATGCAACACTGGATCAGGAGATCGCTGTCGCCCTACTCCCTATTTCTCCCGACGCGCCAGTATTATCAGGCAACCTTCGCGATGCTGAGAAAATCATTGCAGACGAGCGCGAAGATTTTAAACGTTGGTCAATGGCGCTTCGCACCACGGAGCACATTCTCAAATATGACCGAGACAGTATTTTTGGCGTAGTGCAGAACGTACCGGCAAAAGATACCTACCATTTCCCTGACAGCCTACGCCGCCACATTGATTCATGGCTCGAAGCAAATGGCCGCTTTGAAGAAACAGAGACAGGATCCGTTAAACAACCAGAGGCAACGCAAAATACCGCCTCAAACGTGGTCGAAAAAGCGGAAGTACCACAGCCGGTGGTAACCGATACCCAGGCCAAACAGGCGCGTGAGACGCTCAACGATATGGGCTATGGCGTATATGCCTCTGGTGATGCAGAACAGCCAGTAGAGAAGTTAAGCACTAAAGCGGAAACAATAGCTGATAACGCCGAGGTGCTGGCAAAGCAAATTATTCATGCTGAAAGACTGCCTGACGCTGAAGAAGTAATGAAGTCTGCCGGCGCGCAGAGTATCGGACAGGATAATTTAGAACTGTGGAAACGTGTATTCAAAACTGATGAACGGTTTACTAAAGCCTTTACGCAGAACGGCGGCGGTACCTCGATTAACGGTACCTATTTAACCATGCTTGCCACTCGCGAGTTTGGGCCAAAGGGAATCGGCTGGGGTGTGGACATCCTCGAGGAACGTTTCGATATCGGCGCCCCCATTACACGCCAGGTGAAAGGGAAAGATAACAATGCGTCATGGGAGTTAGTGCTCGACGGGAATGGAAATACCGTCAACGAGCAGCATCACGTCGTTACCGTGCGACTCTGGTACATCCTGAATGGTGTGCGCGGCGAGGAAACGGCCTACGGTTGCACGCCATACATTTACGGCAGTAAGTACGGTATTACCTGCGATGGTGAGGCAACAAAAAAATCGCTGACTGATGCAACCAAAAAGGCTTTATCTGGCCTCGGCTTCAGTGGCGATATCTTCATGGGCCTTTACGACAATCTGGAATATCGCCAGAAAAACAAGGCAGAGTTTGATCTGAAGAATGCCAGCGAAACCGCAGAGGACGCTGCACGTCTTCGCCAGGAGTTTGACGACAAACTTAGCCGTGTTGCTAACACCCTGGCACATGGCGTGACAGTGAACGAAATAAACGGCGTGTTCTCCCCTATCGCACGTGAAATCGATGTTCACATTAAGGCCGCACAGGCCAACGGTGACGCGCAACATGAACGCTATCTGTCTGGCCGCCTGCGCCGACTCATAACGATTAAAGACGGACGCATCAAAGAACTGAATAAAGCCGAGGAGAAAGCATAATGACTTCCACAACTGCAATTGCTATCGCTGCTGATATGTCTAAACTCCAGGCGCTTCTGGAAAACGAAGACGGTTCTGGTCTGTCAGCTGAAATGATCGCCGATACAATGGAGGGGCTCGAGCTGCAGCTCGGCGACAAACTGGACGCGGTATTCGTCCACGTTCGCAACCTTGAAGGTCTGGCGAAAACCTGCGACGAAGAAGCCAAACGCCTGGCCGCCCGTAAAAAGTCTTTCGAAGGTAAGATCACCAACCTGAAGAAATATGTTCTCCAGTGCCTTCTGGCCGCCGGACAGGATACCGTAAAAACGGCAAAAAACACCTTCACCGCCCGTAAAGGTGCAATCAACGTGGTGATCGATAACGTTGATTTACTCCCGGATGAATTGGTGACCGTTCAGACAGTAGTTTCGCCTGACAAAAAGGCAATCAAAGAGGCTATCGAGTCAGCAGAAGCGGCCGCAGCTCAGATTACCGCAGATGGTGGGGAAGTCCCGGAAGAACTCTTAAACCCGGTTCCGGGCGCCCATATTGAAATCGGCGAACGTTCACTGCAGGTACGCTGATATGCTGAGACTATCCCTGAAGAAAGGTGATGCGGTTCATGTCGTTTTACCAGATGGAACCAACGCAATTATCGAAGCGCGGGCCCGTTGCGAACTCGGCATGCACTTCCCCCGCAATATCAAGATAACGCGTGAAGATGGTGCATTCCGACCGAAACAAAACCTGATTAAGCGTAATCAGAAATAACCCATCACTACCGATAGCATTGTGGTCTACCAATAAACCGGAGATCACAATGCTACGTTGGCAACCAGGTGTAGTTTTACTTTCAGAATTCGATATCAAAATTGGCAGGCTATCAGCAAGCGTTAGAAAGAGGACTCTGACCCAGTCCGATATCCAGCGCGCTTGCGATGCAGCAGACAACGCTATAGCCGGCATGCTGAGGAAAGACCATGAGACACGATCACGACATCATCACCAGAGAGGAAATGATCGAGCTGACGGGGACGCCACTTAAATCAAAACAATGTGAGGCGCTGCGCCGGGCCGGCATCTTCTTTATGGAAAGAGCAGATGGCCACCCTAAAACCACATGGGGCCACTTCCTGAACCCGATCAAGTACCGCGGCCAGAAGGAAGAGACAATGCACGAAAATGACGAACCTGATTTTGGAGCTATATTCGATGGCCGGAAAGCGAAAGAATCCTGCCGATAGCTGGATGCCCCCGCGAGTATACCGGGGCAAGGCTGCATTTGAATTCCGTACGAAAGACAACAAAGGGATCCGCCTGTGTGGGTTAAATGAACCACAATCCGCTGTATGGCTGGCATATGAAAAAGCTGTAGGTGAAGTGACAGAAAGAAAAACGTTCCAGGCGCTCACAGAGCAGTTTATGGCGTCGCCGGACTGGCAGGATTTAGCGGCAGAAACCAGAAAAGACTATACGAAATACGCAGGAAAAGTATTACCAGTATTCGGGAAAGTTAACCCTGATAAAATTAAACCAGAACATATCCGGCGGTATATGGATCAACGTGGTATTGCCAGTAAAACGCAGGCCAACCGGGAAAAGAGTTTTCTCTCGCGGGTATTCCGCTGGGGTTACGAGCGGGGTTACGTCCAGCATAATCCCTGCCAGGGCGTTAAGAAGTTCAAAGAGACAGCCCGAGAGCGTTACATCACCGACGAAGAATACAAAGCGGTTTACGATGTTGCTCCGGACGTAGTACGCGCCACCATGGAAATAGCTTATTTATGTCTGGCCAGACAAAGCGATGTGCTGGCTTTAACTGAAGAACAGATACGGGAAACCGGGATATTTATCCGCCAGGGGAAAACAGGCGTGAAGCAAATCAAGGCATGGTCGCCACGCCTCCGCGCTGCCGTCGCCCTCGCCCGTTCCCTGCCGTTAAAGCCGGGTATCCGTAGCCTGTTCGTCATTCATCAGACCAGCGGCAGTAAATACACTCGCGACGGTTTTAATTCACGCTGGCGCGAAGCCAAAATTGCAGCGCAGGAGAAGTACCCACACCTGCAGATAGATTTCACATTTCACGATCTGAAGGCTAAAGGTGTCTCTGATCTGGAAGGAAGCCTCGAGGAGAAGCAGGCAATTTCTGGTCATAAGAACTCGAGACAAACGGCGATTTATGACAGGAAAACTAAAATTGTGCCGGTTGTTGGCGGTCAGAAAAAATGA